ATTAAGGGCAATAAATATGTATTTCCCAAAGGCACAAGCGCTTTGGAACTGTACAACACTTTTATATCAAAACATACAGAGGGTGAGTATACAGTAACCGGAACATATACGATAACGGAAACGGCGATATTGCTCGGCAAAGTGCATAAAGAGGAAATTACTAAAAATATACAAAAAGTAAAAAACTATTTGGAGATGGAAAACCTACACTTTTTATTTTTGCTGCTGAATGGTGTCCTTATTGTCAGCGTGAACTATCTGCTGTGCAAAAATTTTATGAAGAAAATAAAGATAATATAAATGTCGTAGTTGTATTCACAAGAAGAAAAACCAATTTATCATCAACTAAAAAATATGTGGAAGAAAATAAATTTACTTTCCCAGTATATTATGACTCCACAGACTCACTTATGAAAGCCTTCAAAGTAAAAACTGTTCCATACAATTTAATTATTAAGGATTCTAAAATTCAAAAAGATTTGGGTGGATCAAAAACTTATGAAGAGTTGAAAGAAGCATTTTATTTGAATTAATAAAAAATACTGATAAAATAGAAAATAACTATGAAGAAAAGAAAAAATTACTTTATTTAATTTTAGGCAAAAATGAAATAGAGGACATATTTAAAGATATAAAAATTTTAGAATTAAATAAGAAAGAAGTAAAAAATCTTATAAAAAAAAGTGCAATGATATTTATAATACTACTAATAATTTTTTTTACTGCTTTATTTTATTTAAGTATTTGGTTTAAATATTTTATAATTTATAAGGCAATCAACTTCTGTAAATAAAACTAATAAAATACTAACATAGAAATCTAGGATTTTTCTTTATAAAAACAACTCATAAATAAAATTATATTGCTTTTTTGTTATTCAAGTTATATAATAAAAGTAATAAATTTAAAAAATGAGGTGGAGAAAAATGAGAGGTAAAATAGTAGTTTGTTATAATTTAAATGATTCTGAATCAAATCGTAGATATCAATTAGAAAAAACTTTGGAAAAATATGATTTTGAAAAAGTAAAAAATATTGATACTCTATGGGAAAAAGAGTCTGATGACTATGAATTTGAAAAAGTAGAAAAAGAATTATTGGCTGATTTAAAAAAAGATATGAAAGAAAAATATAAGGATGAATCAGTATTTGATTCACCAGAATTATATATAAATATTTATTTTTCAAGACTAAATAATACTTCTAAAAAGATTGATAGAGAAGGAAAGACAATATAATAGGAATATGCAAGAGAACTCAAAAGGTTCTCTTTTTTTATTTCAAGAGGTTAATTATGTTAATGAAGATATGTGGTAAGTGTGGAAAGAAAATAGGAATAAATGAAGTATGTAGCTGCACAAAGAAAAGGCATAAGGTATATGATAGAGAGTACAGGAATAAAGACAATGCAGAGTTTTATCATAGTAAGGCTTGGAAGAGTATGACGGCACTATGTAAGTTAAAAGCTAATGGTTTAGATCTATATGAACTGGTTATAAATAATAACATAGTTAAAGGTACTCTCTCACATCATATAGATGAGTTAGAAGAGGATAGAAGTAAAGCCTTAGATATTAATAACCTAATATGGATAAGTGATAAAACACATAGCTATATCCATTCAGAGTATAATAAAAATTTAGAAAGTAAAAATAAAATGAAAGAAGTTTTATTTAATATAATTAAAAATTATTACAAGTAGGGGGGAGTCAAAAAAAGTTTTTGGTCTTTGGCTTGGATACCGCTTCCCCTCTTTTTTCTGGAGAAAATGCCAGAAATGAAATTTTCAGTTTTGGAGGTGAAAAAATATGGCAGGAAGAAGTAGAAAAATTATTGATATAAGTTCAGGAAAAATAGGAAAAGAAAAAATAAAAGCTAGACAAGAACAAGAGAAAAAATTGAAAATAGATAGAGATAATTTAATTGCTCCTGGTTGGTTATCTAAAGGTGCAAAAGAAGAATTTGAAAGAATTGTTTTTGAAGCAGGAAAAGTAAATATTTTAGATAACTTAGATTTAGGGATATTAGCCATCTACTGTAACTCTTATGATAGTTATGTAAATGTTAGTAAGAAGTTACAAAAAGAAGGTCCTGTTTGTTATAAGGAAACTGCCAATGGAGAAATTGAAATTATAAATCCTCTAATAAATGTCCAGGAAAAATATGTAAAACAAATAATGCAATGCTCAACAAAATTAGGACTTGCAACTACAGATAGATTAAAATTAGTTGTACCAATTAGAGAAGAACCTGCTGAAAATAAATTTATAACTTTGTTAAAAACAAGAAAGCAAGGCTAATATGATAAAAGATAGGACAACAACCTATGCAAAATTAGTTGTAAGTGGTAAAAAAATAGCAGGCAGAAAGGAGTATTTAGCATGTAAAAGACATTTAGATGACTTAAAAAATAAGAAATTAGAGTATAAATTTGATGTTGAAGAGGCAGAATTTGCTATAAATTTTGCAAATACTTTAACATTAAAAGATGGAACTAATTTAAAAACAAGAGGCTTTCAAGAATTTATAATAGGTTCATTACATGGATGGAAGAAAAAGAGAACAAAAGAAAGAAGATTTAGAGAGGCTTATTTGCAAGTAGGCAGAAGAAATGGAAAGAGCTTTTTATCAGGAGCAGAATCCACAATGTTTAGTACATTGTTAGGAAATAAAGATAGGATATTCTGTGCTGCAACAAAGCAAGACCAAGCTAACATAGTATGGGATGAAATAAGAAACTTTATAGAGTCTGACAATGATTTAAGTGAACTTTATAAAATAAAAGAACATGATAGAACTATAAAAAGTTTAGCAACTGGAACTGTTATAAGGTCAATAGGTAGAGATACAAAATCAATGGATGGTTTTGGAAATATTCTGGCCATATGTGATGAGCTACATGCACACCCAAATAATCAGATGTATAAACTGTTGCTAGATGGTCAAGCTGATGTTGAGAATGCTTTAACATTGGCTATTACAACAGCAGGATTTAACTTAAATGGATTCTGTTATGAACACTATAAATTTTGTGAAAAGATATTAGAGGGAGTTGTTGAAAAAGAGACTCTCTTTATTTTTATATGTGAAATGGATAAGGATGATGATATATGGGACTGGAAGAACTGGCTTAAATCTAATCCTTATTTTTTATTTGAGGAAGATGGTATAACGCCAAATAAAAAGAAAATAGCTTTATATAGTCAAAAAGCAATAGATGCAAAAGAGAAAGGTGGAGATGAATTAACTAACTTCTTAACAAAGCAATTAAATATGTGGGTAACTGCAAAAGATGGACAATATATTGATTTAAGTAAATTCAAAGAATGTGAAAGTGATTTGACACTTGAAGATATGAAAGAGAAAAGTGCTTATTTAGGTTTTGACCTTTCAAAAGGTGGAGATTTAACAAGTATAGCCTTAGTATTTCCATTAGAAAATAATCAAATATATATTTATAGCCATTCATTTATGCCAGAACTAAGATTATCAGAACATGAAAAAACTGATGATGTTCCATATAGGATATGGGTAAGAGAGGGACTTTTAACATTGACTACTGGAGCATTTGGAATAAAGACTGATTATAAGTTTATTGTTGCTCACTTAAAAGAGATTATTGAAAGATATAATATTAAAATTTTAGAGTGTGGGTATGATGCTCACAATGCTGGTAGTTTTCTAAGTGATTTAGATTTTTTAGACTGTGATCTAACAGAAGTTAAACAATCTGCTAAAAGTTTAAATGATGCAACAGTGGATTTTGCTTTATCAGTTAAGGCAGTTCAAGTTTTATATGATAAGAGAAATAGTTTGTTAAAATGGTCCATTGCTAATGCTACAACTGTTTCAAATAGTTTTGGAGAGATAAAAATTGATAAACAATCTCAAAAAAATAGAATAGATCCTGTTGATGCAATAATAGATGCCTGGAAAATTATGCTAATAAATAAAAAAGAAACAGTAAATAATGATGAAGCCGTTGAAGAATGGCTTGATTTAATCAATAAAAGGAGGTGAGAGAGTGAATATATTTAGAAAATTTTTTAATAAAGGAGAGGAAAAAAAGCAGAAAACAGCAATTAATTCTATGAATTTTGGTGAATTTTTTGGAATAAATGTAAGTTCAGATTTATCAGAAGTAACATATTTTACTTGCTTAAAAGTATTATCTGAAAGTGTTGGGAAGTTATCTTTACACTTGAAAGATAATGATAATAACAAAATATTAAATCATGAGGCATTACAAAAATTGAAATTTTCACCAAATCCATTTATGACTTCAACACCTATGATGACATTATTAGAATGTTGGAGAAACCATCATGGCAATGCTTATGCTTATCTAAGTTATGATAATAGAGGACATTTAGTAGGTATTTATCCTTTGCATCCTCAAAGGGTTAGAATATGGATAGATAATGCCAAAATATTCAGTGGTAAAGAAGATTTATACTACGAATATAACAAAGATGGAAAAATATATCTATTTCAAAAAGATGAGGTACTGCATTTAAAAGGTGGTTTAAGTAAAGATGGTATTGTAGGTATGTCAGTAAGAGAAACATTGGCTACAACATTAAATGGAGTAAAAGCAAGCCAAAAGTATTTGAATAACTTATATAATAGAGGATTGACAGCTAAGGCTCTTCTAAGATACACAGGAGATTTAAACAAAGATTTACAAAAGAAAATGCTTGAAGCAATAGAAGAATTTATTAATACTGAAAATAACCCAACTGGAATACTACCATTGCCACCTGGAATGGATATTGTACCACTAGATTTAAAGTTGACTGATAGTCAATTTTTTGAATTAAAAAAATATAGTGCTTTACAAATAGCAGCTGCTTTTGGAGTAAAGCCAAATCATTTAAATGATTATGATAAGTCAAGTTATTCAAATTCAGAAATGCAAAACTTGACTTTTTATATTGATACTCTTTTATACATTCTGACACTTTATGAAGAGGAGTTTAATTTAAAACTTCTTACAGAAAGTGAAAGATTGAAAGGTCTACATTTTGAATTTAATGTAGCAAGTATTTTAAAAGGGGATCTAAAAACACAAGCTGAATGTTTAACCAAGTATGTTCAAAGTGGAATATACACAATAAATGAAGCTAGAAAAAAGGCAGGACTTACTGCAATAGATGGAGGTGATGTAATTGTAATGAATGGAAGTTATGTGCCATTAGAAAAATTAGGAATAGCTTATGAAAAAGGAGGTGCTAAAAGTGAGTAAAAATAAGTGGTTAGAAATAAAAAATCAAGCAGAAGTTACTGAAATTTATATCAATGGAGATATAGAAAGTGATGTAGAAAATGATGGCTTTTTAGAATTATTTGGCATAAATGACACAAATATATATCCATTAGATATAAAAGATGCCTTGAAAGAAGGAGAAAACAAAGAAGTTCATGTTCATATAAATAGCTATGGCGGAGATATGTTTGCTGGTGTTGCTATTTGTAATATGTTAAAAAATCACAAAGGAAAAACAGTAGCTCATGTTGATGGTTTAGCTGCAAGTGCAGCATCAATAATTGCTTTTGGTTGTGATGAGATTATTATTCCAAGTAATGCTTATTTAATGATACACAGAGTAAGTTGTGGAATATTTGGTAATGCTGATGATTTTTTAAAACAAATAGAAGTATTAGAAAAATTAGAAGATGGAATTGCCAATACTTATGAAGAAAAGGCAGTTGAAGGAGTTACCAAAGAACAAATATTAAATCTAATGAAAGAAGAAAGTTGGTTTAATGGTCAGGAAGCAGCTAAATATTTTGATGTAAAGGTTGATGAAAAGGCTAATTTTGTAAATTATGTATCTACAAATCAAAAATTTAAAAATATTCCTAAAAATATTTTAAATAAAATAAATGATAAAAAAGCAGAGTTAGAGGAAAAAGAAAGAATTAAATTGGAAAATATGAAAAAAGAAATTGAGATTGCATTATTAACAGGAGGTATTTAATTATGAAAAAATCAGTAGAATTAAAAAAGGAATTAGAAATACTTAGAAATGAAATTAAATCATTAAAGGACAGTGGAAAGATTGAAGAGGCACATGCTAAATTAAATGGATTAAAAGAATTAGAAAATAAAATAAAAGAAGCAGAAACAGAGGAGGCTTTAACAGTTATGAATAAAGGTAATAAAGTACTATTAGGAACAAATGAAGAAATGGATGTTAATAGAATTTATAATAGAGTTCTATTAGGAAAATCTATAACAGAAGAAGAAAAACAATTTTTAAATGAAGCTGGAACACCAGGGCAAGTAGAGGCAACAGATGGGAAAGGTGGTTATTTAGTACCAACTGAACAATTTAATCAAATTAAAGAGTTAAGAAGAAGCAAAATAGCATTAAAAGATTATTGTAATGTGTTACCTGTTACATCATTAAAGGGAAGTATGCCTATTGAAACTGGAAGCACAGGGGAATTAATAGCATTTGAAGAATTGAATGAAATCAATAAATCAGATGTTGATTTTGCACAAGTTGCATATAATGTTGCTGACTATGGAGATATTATCCCAATATCAAATACTTTATTAGCTGATGAAAAAGCTAATTTAACTAATTATGTTGGAAAAAGATTTACTAAAAAGGCAATCAATACTGAAAACAAAAAGATAATAGCAATATTGAAAGCATTAAGTCCAAAAGCAGCTGCAGATTATACAGTTATAAATACTGCATTAAATGTAGATTTAGACCCTGCTATTTCTGCGAATGCAATAATTATAACTAACCAAACAGGGTTTAATTTTTTAGATAACTTAACAGATAAACAAGGTAGACCTTTACTAGATACAAATTTACAAAATACAACTCAAAAAATATTTAAAGGTAGAAATATCGTTGTATTGTCTGATGCTTTATTACCAATGAATGTAAAAAAAGCACCTGTATTCGTTGGAGATATGACTGAATTTATAACTTTCTTTGATAGAGAAGGATTAGAATTAGCACTATCTACTGAAGCAGGATTTACTAAAAATGCAACTTATATTAGAGCAATAGAAAGATTTGATGTTAAAAAAGTAGATAGTGATGCTATGGTTTATCTTGAATTAGAAACAAAATAATAGGTGGTTGATATGGCAGATATTTTAACTTTGGAAGAAGCTAAAAATTATCTAAGAATTGATTACAATGAAGATGATACATTGTTGCAATCTTTAATGATTGCAGCAATAGATTATCTTAGAGATGCAATAAATGACTTTGATAAAAAAGCAACAAAAGAAAAGTTTATTAAAAGGTCTAAAATTTTAGCTTGTGTACTTGTTCAAGATTGGTATGATAACAGAGAACAAAAGGAAAGTAAAGACCTTAGTTATACAGCTAGAAGTTTATTAACTCAGTTGCAAGTGGGTGATAACTTTGAATGATATAACTAAGAGATTAAGACATTTTACTGATGTATATCACATGATAGACACAACTAATGAACTTGGAGAAAATGATAAAAAGCCAGAGTTATTTAAAAAAGCATACTGTGAAATAGTTCCTTTAAATTCTAGTGTAAAAAATGGAGAAGCAGGAACAGAAGAAAATCAACATCAATTCAAATTCATATTTAGAGTAAAATCAGTTCTTGGAATAAAAAAGGACTGGTTTTTTATTTATGAGGGCTTGAAGTATGAAGTTATCTATTTCAACAGAGATTTTAAAGATAATCAGTTCATAGAAGTTTTTTGTGTAAGAAAAGAGGAGTAAAATGGGAGTTTTTTCAACAAATGATTTAGAAGATCTTGAAAAAGAAGTATTAAGACTCGCTAGAAAATACCCAAAAGAAGCTAAAAAATTCTTACAAAAACAAGGTAATAAATTAAAAGCTAAGGCTAAAAAGAAAGCAAAATCTAAGGTAAAAGTAAAAAAAGGTAACTATTTGAAAGGTTTTAAAAGAGGTAAAGTTTATAAATATAAAGGTGAAGAAGACACAGTTAGAGTTTATAATTATATGCCTCATGCACATTTGATAGAGAATGGGCATATCATAAAAGATAAAACTGGTAAAGAACATGGTTTTAAAAAAGGAGAGCATATTTTAGAAGATTCACAGAGAGAGTTTCAAGATGAATTTTTAAAAGCTGCAGATAACTTTATTGATGAAGTTATTAAAAATGGAGGTTTCTAATGATTAAACTAAGTCAGATACTAAAAGCAGTTAATACAAAATTGAAAGAAACATTTCCTAAAATAGAAATTGATAGTAAAGACTTAGCAGAAAAGTTCAATAGACCTAGTTTTAGAACTGAATTAGATGGTCTTAAAACAAGTGCTTTTATGACAACTTTTAAGGAAAGAAACTTTACAATCAGGATTTATTTTTTTACTACTTTACCTGGTAAAGGAAGAGAAGAAAGATTAAAAATATCTGATGAAATTGAAAATGCTTTTTTAGGCACATTGTGGGTAAATGAAACTTTTGCTATTCCTGTTGATGAAATAGAGTTTGTAGAAACTGAAGATGGAGTATTAATAGCAAGTTTTGATAGTTTAAGTATGGAAGAGATAGAAAATGATATAGATGGCGAAATGATGGAAGAATTAGAGTATCGTTTTGATAAGAAATAGGAGGTTAATATATGGGATTACCTAAAATAGAAATTATTTTTAAGCAATTAGCAGTTACAGCTGTTAAAAGAAGTCAATTAGGTATAGTTGGATTAATAGTAAAAGAATCTACTAAACAATGGGATAGAAAGGTATACAAAAATATTACTGATATAAAAAGTGATGATTATTCTGCTGAAATATTACCATTGATTAAAGATAGCTTTGAATACACTCCAAATAAAGTGGTTGTATTCAATGTTAAAGATGGAACATTATCTGACACATTAAAAAAAGTTGCACAAGAAAGAATTAACTGGCTAGGGTTAGCTTATGATGGGAAAGATGGAGATACTGCAACTCTTGTTTCTTGGATAAAGTCAGTAAGAAAAGCAGGGAAAACTTATAAAGCTGTTGTATTTAAGGCTACTAAACCAGATAACAAAGGCATAGTAAACTTAATGAATGACAAGGTTACATTTGTAGATAATAGAGGAGAAGTTGAAGGTTGGCAATATGTACCAACAATTCTAGGAATGTTAGCAGGGTTACCAATGACTAGATCAGCTACTAGCTTTCTATGTGGGAATTTAAAGGAAGTTTCTATATTTGATGAAATAGATGATGTTATTGATAAAGGTGGTTTCTGTTTGTATAAAGATGAAGGAGATATAAGAGTTGCTAGAGCATGTACATCTTTAGAAGAAATTACACAAGATGAAACTGAAGATATGAAAGACATTATCATAATTGAATCTATGGACTTAATGAGAGATGATATTTACTCAACATTCAAAAAATGGATAGGTAAGTATAAAAACAAATATGATAATCAAGTTTTATTCTTTACTGCAATTAATGCTTATTTCAAAGAATTAGAGAAAGAGGATATTTTGGATAAAGAATATGATAACTATTCAGAAGTTGATGTTGAAGCACAAAGATTAGCATGGCTTGGAGTAGGTAAAAAAGAAGTGGAAGAATGGGATGATGAAAAAGTTAAAAAGACTGCATTTAAGAAAAAAGTATTTATGAAAGCTAAAATTAAGATATTAAATGCTGTTGAGGACTTTAAGTTTACAATTAATATGTTCTAAAAGGAGGACAGTTAGATGGCTAATAAAATGGATAAAAATAAAATTTTAAGAGGTTCATTTGGTGCTGTATGGCTAGATGGAGAAGAATTAGGTTCTGTAAAATCTTTTGAGGCTAAGGTTACATTAGAATATGAAGATGTGGATATTATGGGAGAACTAGGAAAGTCAAAAAGATATATGGGCTTTACTGGTGAGGGAACTATGACATTACATAAGATAGACTCTACTATTGGAAAGTTACTGGCTGATGGTATAAGAAATGGTAATATGCCAGATTTTAAAATAGTTGCAAAACTAGATGACCCAACAGCTTATGGGGCAGAAAGAGTTGAATTAACAGGTGTTACAATTAGTGAATTAATGGCATTAAAATTTGAAAATAAAGCATTGAGAGAGGAAGAAGTTCCTTTTAGTTTTTCACATTTTAGATATATAGATATGATATAAGGAGGATATAAAAATGGCTAAAAATATAACATTAGAAATATTAATTGCAAAGAAACAACAATCAGAAAATGATAAAATGAAAGTGGTGCTATTTAATTCAGAAGTATTAGGTGGAACAATAGAAGTTGTAAAACATAGAGCAAGAGATGTAATAAAAATTATGGATAGTACACAAGAAAAAACAACAGAAGCAGCTTACAATGCTAACTGTAAATTAATCTATAAACATTGTCCTATTTTACATGATAAAGAATTGCAAAAGACTTATGAAGTAGCACAACCTTATGAAATTGTAATACCTGTATTTGATGAAAATTTAGGGGAAATAAACAAGCTATCTAACTTTATTCTAAACCTTTATGGATTAGGTGAAGAATCTGATAAAGCTAGTAAAGTCTTAGAAGAAGAGATTGAAGATATAAAAAACTAATATTAGAGGATGCCGATATGGCATTCCTCTCTTTTTATATTTTAAAAGGCTTTTCTATAAAATACCTGTTAAATTTATCATATGAAGAAAAGTTATTTATGGTGGCTACAATGGAGCTTGAAATTGAAAGATTAAATAAATCAAACTCTTAATTCTTTACTAAATTCTCTTATAGTTATATAATATTATTATAAAAATTATAAGGGGGAGATTTTATGACTGATTTATCTAATGTTCCTGCTATTATTCAATCAGGAGAAACAGCTGTTGTTGAAATTATAAAAGCTATAGGAGATAATGAAATAATTAATGGAATTGGAACACTTATGGGAATATCTGGTTTTTCTTTAAGAGATATAATAGGAAAAGAACAAATAAAAAAGATTTTTTATAAAATAAAAGATTGTTTTAAGGATAAAAAAGCAACTGAAGAACAACAAGAAATTATAAAAGATTGTTTTTTAGAACTAGAAGATTATATAAGAAATTGTGAGGAACTTGATGTAAATGTTTTTGAAAAAATATCTGAAATTTTAATAAATGGAATAAAAACTGAAAATGTTTTAACTAGGGAATATATAAAAATTTTAAAGAGAATGTCTTGGATTGATTTAATGGTATTAATGGAAATGAATACAAAAGAATACCGTGGAATTAATACTATTCAAGACTTAATTAAAAAAATGAAAGAAGAATATATTAAATTCTTTACTGCATATAAAAAAGTTCCATATGAGTTAGTAGAAGAAAGTTTAGAAAGATTAGAAAAAATGAATTTTATAAATGTAAAAGGTAGAGAAACAGAAAATATAAAATATTATAGTTACATACCACTTCGTAGCAGTTTAGGAGATAAAATAGTAAATTTAATAAATGGTAACAATGAATAAGAAAATGTAAAGAACACAAGAGGAGAAGTTAAAATATCTCCTCTTTTTTATTCTAAGAAAGGAGGTTAAAATGGCAAAGACTATTGGTGTATTACTTAGTTTAAAAGACCAGTTTACAACACCATTACAGAAGGCGACTAAGAGTGTTAAGAATATGGATAGACAACTTGAAAAAGCTGGAAACCAAATAAAAGCTTTTGGTAATAGAGTAAAAGCAGGTATGAAAACAGTTGCTAAGTGGGGAGCTATTGGTTTTGGAGCATTAACTGCTGCAGCTGGAGTATTTATAAAACAGTCTATAGATGCTGCAAAAGATAAGTTAAAAGCTGATAAGTTGCTTGAAACTAACTTGATGAAGCAAGCTAATTTTAAAAAAGAACATATACAGATGTTAAAGGATGAAGCTAGTGCATTACAAGATGTTGGAGTAGTTGGAGATGATGTTGCTGTAGCTGGAGCAGGGCAATTAGCTATCTATAAATTAAAAGCAGAGCAAATAAAAACTATACTACCTGTTATTGATGATATGGTTGCTAAAGAAAAAGGTTTTAATGGGACACAAGAAGATGCTATTGCTATGGCTGATGTGTTTGGTAAGGCAGTAGAAGGTAAAACAAAAGGACTTGTAAAATATGGAGTATCTTTAACTGATGCAGAAGAAAAATTATTTAAAACTATGAAACGAGAACAAAGAGCAGAGTTTTTAAATAAGAAATTAACAGCTGCTATTGGTGGAACTAACAAGGCTTTGAGAGAAACAGATGAAGGTAAAATTGTAGCTGCAAAAGGTGCTTGGGGAGATATGCAAGCAGAACTTGGTAAAAAATTAATGCCAAAATTAGGTGCTATTGCTGAGTGGTTTCATAGTAAGATACCAGCTATTCAAAATTTTATTTTAGGAATTGCTGATAAAATTCAAGAATTAGTTACAAAAGCAGAACCTTATATAGAGCAATTAAAAGATATATTCGGAAGAATATTTGAAAAAGTTAAACCAGCTATGATAAAAACTTGGAATATTTTATCTAATTTAGCTAAAAAATCAATAGACATTGCTCAAAAAATCATAACTAATTGGGATAGAATTAGCCCTATTGTTTATACCCTTGTTGGAGCGATAACAGCATATAACATTGCAACAACAATAAGAAATAATAAGGAGTTGATTTATGCAGGAATTATAAAAAGTAAAATGGCTTTAGATACTGCACAAGCACTCCTTACTGGACAATTAACCATAAAACAATGGGCTTTAAATGTTGCAATGAATGCAAACCCTATTGGACTTATTATAACAGCTATTGCAGTATTAATTGGTGTAGGCTGGATGTTATATAAAAACTGGGATTTAATAAAAAAGAAAGTATCAGAACTTTGGGATAAATTATTAAATTGGCTACAACCAGCAATAGATACAGTAAAGGCTGCTTTTGAAAAAATTATTGAAACTATAAATAAAGTAAAAGAAGCTTTTCAAAAAGTAAAAGAAAAAATTAGTGGAGCTATTGATAAACTCAAATTTTGGAATAAAACAGAGGCAAAAGATAAAGAAATAAATATTACAGAAAATACTAAAAAAACTACTGAAACAATAGGAGGAGCAAATAAGACAGGAGTAACACCCACTACTGTAAAAAATCCTAGACATGCTTTAGGTACTGCATACTTTAAAGGTGGAGTAACAGGGATTAATGAAGGTGGAAGAGATGAAACTGCAATTTTACCTGCTGGAACAAAAATTCTAAGTCATGAAGAAGGAAAAACTATACAAAAAAATAATACAAATAAAAAAATAGAAGTAATTATAAATATTGATGGTAATTTTATTGGTGAAAAAGAACATATGGAAAAATATGGAGAATATACAGCAAATAAGATTTTAGCAGCTTTAAACAATATGTAGGAGATAAGAAAATGAATATAATTTTTATAGTTGAAGATAATGGAGTACAACAAGAAATAGTTAATATCCCAGTAGTCCAAAATATAGAGCCTGTAAACTGTGAAACAGAAGATGAAGAATTTACAACTATTAATGGGAAAAAATTAAATTTAATTGGTGGTAAAGGACTTAGAAACTTTTCATTTTCTTCTTTTTTTCCTAGTAAATTATATAGTTTTGTAAGTTTTTTAAATTATAAAAAACCTAAATATTATATTGATTTTTTTGAAAAGTATAGAGATGCAAGAATACCTTTAAGAATTATTATAGTTGATAAGTACAGGGTAGTCTTAAATATGCTATGTAGATATAATTTTACTTATTCTTTTAGAGATAAGGCTGGAGATGTTCCATATACCTTAGATATAAAAGAATATATTTTACCTGGTGAGGTTGATAATAATGTATAGGACAATAGTAAAAGAAATAGATGTAACTAATTACATAAGAGATTTAACCTGGAGAGATAGCATTGATACATTAGGAGTTGAGGTAAGTTTTGAACTTGCAGTAAACAAGTTTGATAAAAATTTATCTTTTCTCTATGATATTACTTTGGGTGATCCAGTTCAAATAATCAATGACAAAGGAGAAACATTAGTACAAGCTATTATAGTATCAGAAAATCCTAATGGAAAGACTACATCATTTACTGCTTATGATATGGCTTGGTATTTGAATAAATCAACTGTGATAAAACAATTTAAAAAGATGGTAGGGAATGACTGTATTAAGTCCTTATGCAGTGAAATTGGAATAAAAGTTGAAGTAAGTGGATTAGATACTAAGATAGATAAAATTTACAAGGATAAGACTATCTCAGGCGTTATTTATGACATCATAGAACAATGTTCACAATTCAATTCTAAAAAATTTTTTATTGAGTATGATAAAGGTACCCTAAAAGTAGGACCATTCAAAAAGATAAAAGTTACTGGACAATATGAAATGCACAAAAATACTTTTATAGATGTAGCCAAAAACATTGGAGAAGTTTCATTAAGTAGGTCAATAGTTGATATGAAAAATTCAATCCTGGTTATAACCCAAAATAAAAAAGCAGTTAGAACAGTAGGAAAAGAGCAAGATAGTGAAAGTATTAAAAAGTATGGTATGCTACAAGAAGTGGTAACATTAGATGAAAAAGAACATAAAAAAGCTAAACTTGTTGCAAAAAATGAGTTAAAAAAATTAAATAAAATTACTGAAGATTTCAGTATTGATATTCTAGGTGATGATAAAGTTAAGAGTGGTAGGGTTATAGATATAGACATACCACTTTTTAATTTAAAAGGTGAGTATTTAATAAAAGAAAGTTCTCACAGTGTACAAAATGGTATCCATAGAGCAAATTTAAGATTGGAGGTGTTTAAGGAGTGAGTGAAAACCAAAAATCTTGGGATATAGCAGTAGCAGAGAAATTTAAAGAAAGAGAAAATCCTAGTCCAATAGGTGCTGTATTAGGTAAGATTTTAAAATCTCTCCCTAACATCTCCATTGAACTTTTAAATGGTTATGGTGTTATTGATAGAGATAAAATTTATTTATCTAATGCAATAACAAATAGATTAGAAATTGAATGTACTATAAAAAATTTTGAGAGCCAAGGAAACACCTCTAAAATATGGAAAAGTTCAGATAATTCAGTAATTAATCTTACAACAAATGGTGGAGGAGATGCTTCAAGTTTACTAGAACATGAAGGAAGTTTAAAATCATTGTCTGCTAAAAACACAAAATCTGAACAAGAAAACAAAGAAAAAGGCAAATTTATACTTCAAACAGTATTTCATTTAGAACCTGGTATGTTTGTTCTCGTAATTCCAAATTTTGAAGAGGATAAATTTTTTATTATAGATGTATTTAATTATGCACCAGAGGTGAGTTTAGAATGGGAATATTACCAAAAATAAATTTTGTTGATTACTCTAAACAAGACATAACTAATGGTAAAAACAGTAATGGTAAAACATTTTTAATAGACTTTCAAAAAAAGAAGTTATTAAAAAGTAATGGACAATTAATAAAAACAGATGATGAAAGAGCTGTTAGAATGTGGATTGAAAAGGTGCTTTTAACTGAAAAATATAAATGGAATATTTATAAATATAATGGACCTAATCAATATGGGATGAAATATAAGGCTATGTTACTTAGTCAAAGATTTCCTACACCTGTTTTATATAGTGAGTTTGAGAGAGAATTAACAGAAACAATTAAGAAAAATAAACAGATAATAGAAATTAGAAATATTGATATAAAGTTAGAAAAACATACCTTGAAAACAAAATTTGAAGTAGTGTTAAAAAACTTCAAAACATTTGAATGGGAGGGGTATCTATGATAATAAAAAAAGAATGGAAAGAAATTTTAAAAAATATGCTTGCTAATGTTAATGATGAATATGATAAGACAGAAGGAGGCTTATTTTATGATAACTTAGTACCTGTAAGTATAGAAATAGAAGAGATAAGAAAAACCTTAGAATATATATTTTTAAATTCTTTTGCAGAAACAGCAGAAGGTGAGTATTTAGATAATATATGTAAAGAGGTAGGAGTATTTAGAAGAAAAGCAACTAAGTCAAAGGGTACTGTAATTATAAAAGGAGTACCTAACACTGTTATTGAAGTAGGGACAAAAGTTGCAAGTGATACCTATATCTATTTAACTACACAAGAAAAAATAATATCTGCTGCTGGAAGTGTTGAAGTACCTATTGAAAGTGAAAAGTATGGGAAAATATACAATATTCCAAAAAGAACTATTACAAATTTTCCTGTAACTATTCCAGGATTAAATGAAGTGATAAATAATTCTGAAACTGTTGATGGATATGATGGAGAAACAGATGATGAATTAAGAGAAAGATATTATTTTAAAGTTAGAGAGCCTGTAACAAGTGGGAACATATATCACTATAAAAAGTGGGCTTTTGAAGTTGAAGGAGTAGGAGGAGTTAAAGTATTTCCACTATGGGCTGGTAATGGTACTGTAAAGATAGTTGTAGTAAATAGTGATATTCATGAAGCTGATGAAACTTTACTAAAAAGAGTAAGGGATTATTTAGAAGAAGTCAGACCAATAGGGGCTACTGTTACAGTAAAGAGTGCAATAGGTAAAGCTATATCAATCTCAGGTACTGTTAAAATTTCTAAAAATATAAAATTTGATGAAGTAAAAACAGAATTTGAAACAAAGGTAAAAGAATATTTTAGAAAAGTAGGATTTAAACAGGATTATGTAAGTTATGCACAATTAGGAAATATCTTATTAAATATTCAAGGGGTTAGTGATTATGATGACTTAAAAATAAATAATACAACTTTAAATGTACAATTAGCAGCTGAGGAGATTCCAAAATTAACAACAATTACTTTACAAAAAGAGGTGATATAGTTGGAAGCTAAAAGATTAATGAGGCATATGCCAAAGTATTATAGAGATATTTTAGAAATAACTTTATTACAAAAAATAATAGAAAAGGAATTAGAAACAATTGATTTAATCTCAAAAGATGTATTAAATCAATTTTTTATTTACACTGCTACCTGGTCCTTGCCAATTTGGGAAAGGATATTTGGACTAACAGTTGGAGATAAAACAAGTAATATTGAAGAAAGAAGAGAGAATTTAATTTCTAAGTTAAGAAGTTATGGAACTACTACAAAAGAGATGATAGCAAGAGTTGCAAAAACTTTTACAAATGGAGAAATTGAGGTTGTAGAAGATAATTCAAACTATGCTTTTAAAATACTATTTACCTCTATTGTTGGAATACCTAAAAATATTGAGAACTTTAAGGCAGTAATAGAAGTTATAAAACCTGCACATCTAAATTTTACTATTGAATTTAGATATAACACACATAACCAGGTAGCTTATTTATTACATAATGGATTGAAGTTAAAAACTCATAAACAAATTTATGACACTAGATTATATGAAGATAGTGCAGTAGTAGGTAAGTATCATAAACAGAATGAAGTAGGAAATTTTAAAAATAATGAGTTAAAAACTAAAACACATAAAAATATCTATGATGAAAGGAGATAAGAATGTCAGAATATACTAAGCATTTGAGATTAATTAAACCTGGGGGAAATGATTATTATAATATAGATGATTTTAATCAAAACTCAGAATTGATAGATAAAGAAACAGAAAAATTAAGCAATGCTGTTACAGAAATTAAAAATGGAGCAACGAGAGAAAAAGCTGGGATAGTACAGCTTGGAACAGAAGAAGGGAAAGCACTTGAAGGAATGATGTTAGCAAGACTTGCAGGAGCTTATGGATATGGTGGTGATATACAAGATGAGGGTGTAAAAAATCCTAATTATATTTACTATGATAGAAATACTAGAAAGATGTATAAGTGTCTAAAACAGAACCAAGATATTTCTGCAAATGTTGCTAACTTTATTCCATTGGATAATAATTCACTTCTTGAGAGATTGGAAAATTTATTTAAAATTGATAGCCACAATGACATTACAACTATAAAATTTGGAAATGTAGTAATTATATATGGTACTT